TGATCGTATACTAAGAAAAATTCTGACGTTTCCGTCTGTTTAGCACGTAGGAAATCTACACCTACCGAACGCAAACAATGGTTTACCCATCGTCAGCAGACGTTAAATGCTAGATTCCCAATGAAAAGAGAATGGTTTTCAGATAGTAGAAAGATTTGAACTTTCTACGATCTCAAGTTTACCGCTCCGGCAATTGTGAAGCTTCTAAATCTTGACTCAAATCACGTGTCACGACTTGTGAAAGTTATGACAATTCAAAACGAGGTTTGAAGTTCAAGTCTTCCAAGAAGTGAAAGACTGAGAATTCTAAAGTCTTTACGTAAGCATTTTATTTATGCCGCTGTAAACCAAGAGTTTCAACCTCTACATGGTAGATGGTTTCATTCTCTCAGACAATTAGAAGGATCAATGTCTATTCGCAGACTTACGTCTATCGAAAGACTCTGTTCTGAAGATGACAATTTCTGTATGGCAATTCTTTCCATTCTATGAGTTTCTAGAGATATAAATTTACCACCTGAAGTAGATGTTAAATCTATAATTGATCCTTCTTTGAAGGACCCTTCGGCTCTGATAGATAGTCTCAACGAAGCTTTTGACGACCTTGGAATCCCAAAAGATCCTCTGATGTGATGAGAAAATTCATCTCCAAAACACCTGTTCTCTAGTAAACAAGGTCCTAATGGACCTGCTACTATGACAGGATATCTTGATGTTATATCATATAATGATAAACATATAAAAGATATAGATAACTTTGCAAAAAGTTATGTAGATGTTTGATCAGAATTTCGTCATCCCTCTAAACTTATAAAACAAGTTAAAGAGGTTGCAAAAGATTTTGAGAAAGTAGATTCTTTAAATACAAGAAGGTTATCTGCTATTGCTGATTACGAAGGTAAAACCCGAGTAATTGGAATAGGAGATTATTATTCCCAATTGTTTTTAAAACCTGTCCATGATCGTTTAATGAGATTGTTGAGAAAAATCCCTCAAGACATGACCTATAGACAACATGAATTAGGTAAGTTAGTTTCTACCTATTTTAGTAAAGGCATGATTCCAACTAGTACCGATTTAAAAACCGCTACTGACCGAATCCCTGTTAAGCTATCAGCTAAAATTTTAGCTTTGGTATGACAAGATGAAGATTTTGGAAATAATTGATTAGAATTGATGAGTTCTTGAGATTTCAAGAATTGTGGAAGAGACCCTAGCCTTAAATACGTAAAGTATGAAGTCGGACAACCTATGGGCTTATATAGCTCATGACCTGCTCTTGCTCTTACTAATCATGTATTAATAAGATTAGCTGCTAAAAGAATTGGTTTCAAAGATTTCGGTGACTACATTGTCCTTGGGGATGATGTAGTAATATTCCGTAAGGAAGTTGCCGAGTCTTATCAGACAATTCTCGACGAAATCGGGGTCAAAGTCGACCCTATAGATTCTTTCTATGATGAAATCAACTCTTCTATGGAATTCGCTAAGCGAATTTTTAGAAAAGGACATGAAATCAGTCCATTACCTTTAAGGTTAATGAAGAGAGACATATCTTTATTTCAACTCTATTTATTAGAGAGAGGTATGAAATGTAGAATCGACGCGACATCCAGGGAAGAATCCCTTAAAAGATTTGCAGCTCATTTACTATG